GATACCAAGACGAGCTCTTATTCAGCATGTACTACTTGGGGTGTGTTTACTCGCGGGGGTCGCCATCACATTATGTTACTCAATCGTTTCCGTGACCGTCTCCCTTATCCAGAGCTTCGTCGGATAGCGCAAGAGAAGTACCACGACGACAAGCCCGATGCAGTAATTATAGAGAAGAAGGCTTCTGGCCAATCGCTCATCCAAGACATGCGCCAAGCCAATATCCCCGTGATAACGTACACGCCTGACAGATCAAAGATTGCGCGCGCCCACGTAGCGAGTGTAATGTTCGAACAAGGAGCCATCTGGTACCCTGACCGTAAATGGGCAGAAGAGATCATCGAAATGTGCGCAGTATTCCCAGCGGGTGACGGAGCCGACGTAGTTGACACAGTCACACAGGCTATCATTCGCTTACGGACTATGTGGTACGGTTCACTTGATTCAGACGAAGACGAGCTACCCGAAATTCCAGACCGTACCCTAAACGAACCAAATCAAACCAACGTAGTACAACTACCGGAGGCCATCTATGGCTGAGCCAATGACAGACGACGAACACCTTCCTGACGAACTGGTTCAGGACACCGATGATCCCGAGCTTTTCACAATGCCGGACCCGGATGTGGAAGAAGCTGACGAGGAAGAGTTTGACCCAGAACTGGATCACTTTGACAACATCGTGGAAGAGTTTGACGACGATGTTCTTGCCATTGTGGCTATGGAGCTCACCTCATCCTATAAAGATGACAAAGAGTCACGTCAGGACTGGGAGACCACGTATAAGAAGGGCCTAGAGTCCATTCGCCCACAAGAGTCAGACGCAAGCGGGACATCTACCCGCAACGAGCGCAAACTGACGCAGGTTGTTCACCCTGTTATGGCAGAAGCCGCTACACAGTTTCAGGCGCGCGCTATCGGCGAGTTGTTCCCTCCGGCCGGACCAGTGGGTACGGTTGTCTTGGGTGAAACGACAGATGCACTGAATGATCAGGCAACCCGCGTTGGCACTTACATGAATTACCAGCTTACTGAAGAAATGGAGGAGTACTTCCCAGAACTGGACCAAATGCTGTTCCACCTTCCGCTGGTTGGCCACACCTTCAAAAAGGTTTTCTTTGATCCTACACAGGACCGCGTGACAAGCCAGTTTGTACAGGCCGAACACTTTGTTGTCAACAATACCTGCACGAACCTCGGCACAGCTACGCGGTACACGCATGTAATCAATATGCCCCGTCAGCAGTATGACGAGTTGGTTCAGGAAGGCTTCTACGAGGCCGTTCCAGACCTTATGGGCGGAGATGACTACGAAGACATCGCGGGTGATCTTGACGGGGTGGACAAGTTCCTAACCAACGACGAAGACATCACCTTGCTGGAGATGCACGTATACCTTGATATTGAGCATGAGGTAGACGAAGAGGCCAATGAGCCTAAATGGCCTTATGTAGTTACAATACACGAAGGAACAAACAAGGTTGTCAGCGTAAAGCGCAACTGGGACGAAGACGATCCAAAGCATAAGAAGCTTGTTTGGTTTGTTGGGTATAAGTTCCTACCGGGACTTGGTTTTTACGGTTACGGTCTTTACCACGTTATCGGGGGCCTCGGCAAAGCAGCTACAGGGGCGCTACGCAGCCTTCTAGACGCAGCGGCCTACAGCAACATGCAGGGCGGCTTTAAGCTACGAGGCAGGGTGCGAGGCGGCGAAATTAACATTGCACCGGGCGAGTTTACTGACCTGGACGCAGCGGTCGATGATATCAACAAGGCTATCATGCCGTTACCGTTCAAAGAACCTAGCCAGACAATGTTCCAACTCTTGACCTATATTGTGGACACTGCGAAAAGCTATGCCAACTCAACAGAAACTAATCTTTCCGATGCCAATCAAAACACTCCGGTTGGAACAACGGTTGCGCTTCTTGAAGAGAATGCTCGGGTATTCTCGGCTATCCACAAAAGGTGCCACTATAGCCAGCGAAAAGAATTTAAACTAATTGCCAAGCTGAACGGTATCTATCTTAGTGACAAGTACCCGTTCAGTGTCAAAGGTTCCAGCCAGTATGTCCGTAGGCTCGACTTTGATGAGAACATTGATGTAATACCTGTAAGCGACCCATCAACGTTTAGTTCTACTCAGCGGATCGCACAGGCGCAGGGTATGCTGCAGATGGCGCAGGCCTATCCAAAATACCATAACATGCACGGCGCGCTTAAGAAGATGTATGAAGCCATGCGGGTATCCAACTATGAGGACGTGTTGTTTGATCCAAGCAAGGCTGACCGTATGGACCCTGTCGCAGAAAACATCGCCATTATGCACAGCAAGCCGATTAAAGCATTCGTGGACCAAAACCACGATGCACACATTGCCGTCCTAGACGAGTGGTTCGGCCGCCTGCCTAAACAGGCGCAGCCTATATATGCACAACAGTACATAGCACACAGAGCCGAGCATATGGCGCTTCTGTATCGTGTACAGATGCAAGCACAGCTTGGCGCAGACTTACCGCCGTTACCGGACTTCACAGATCCAAATGCGGAGGCAATACCAACGAGCCCTATTATGGACGCAAAGATCAGCGCTGCGGCTGCAGCCGTTATCAATCAGGCGAAGATGCAGCCACTTGGCCCTGAGCCTCCGTCGGGTGAGGGGGATCCGGCCAACGATCCAATGGCGCAAGCCCGCTTAATGATGCAGGTAGAGACAGAGTCTATTCAAGCCAAAGCTAAGGCCGACATAGAAGCTAAAATGATGAAGGCACAGAGCGACGCCCAAATCAGCCAGCAAAAAGCCCAAATGGATATGCAGATCGACCGTATCAAAGCAGAAGCCAAAGCCCAAGAAGACCGGGCGCGTCATGCACGTAAAGCAGAAGCGGATCAGACGAAGCTTCAAAACGAACTGGAAGCTATCTGGGCGCGCGCAGAATCAGACATCGGGATTGCTCGTGAAAAGACACAGGCAGACCTGAAGGAACAGGAACGCGAATTCTTGCAAGAACTGCAGATAAAGCAAATGGAGGCTCGTCAACGTGGGAGCGAAACGCAGGGCGCTTAACACAGCCCTCCGGGGCCTGAGTGACATGATGATGAGCTTTGACAAAGGCTCGCGTGAAGCCCGTAAGGCTGACGATATCTATGATCAAGTGCCCTTAGAAACGTTGATGTCCTACAGACCTGCGGCTCTGAAAGACGCGATAAATAAGTCGGCGAGCGAGTTGGACAATACCCCATTGGTGTTGGCAGACCCACAGACCTTCTTAACTCTAGCGCCAGACCTACCCAAGCAACCTGCAGAAAAGATGGAGTTCCTCAAGCGAATACGGGAGGGAAGCAATATTGCGGGGCGCAAAGACTGGAAAGCTTCCGACGGCAGAAAGTATAGTGACCGCATGGACCAGGAGATGACCCCTGGATACGATAGACTACAGCGCCTTTGGTTTAATGAGCAGATTCCTGGGGAACTGCGTGTGCTAAACCACGAGGGTCGCCACCGCAGTACCGAGATGCAGAAGGCGGGGATCGAGGATATACTCATACAGCTACAGGCGGAGGAAGGAAAGTTCGTCTCTTCTCCATCGTTTCGCAATGAGCTGAATGACGTACTCCAGCGCCAAGAAGCCCCTGTCCTGACACAGCTGGATAATAGAGCGAATAAGCCCCCACGTTCCGCTGGACGAGCCGGGTCACTTTGGAAGCTCCTCGGACTTCCAGCCGCAGCAATCGCAACGGAGGAAGAATAATGGCTGAACGCTACAACCCGCGCCTGGATAATATAATCAATTCATCTAGCGCCCCACGACACCAGAAAAACCGCCAGATGGGTCATGCCCCCGTGCCTTACAGCCAGCCTTCCGCGCTTACAGCACTGCAGAATTACGGAGACAGAGTAGGGCAGCGGAACCGTGCCGCTATGGTAAACAATCGTCCAGCGCACTCAAACCCCTACGGCAACCTCGCCGCACTTGGGAACAATCTCACACGAGGGGCGAGTGACATTTCCGGGGCACGTGATATCTCAGATGGAATTCAAAAGGGCGACCCGGCGAGTATCGCGGAGGGTATTCTCTGGGGAATGGCCGGGGCAGCCCCTTTGTTAAAGAATTCGGCCAAAGGGGTGATGTCATTTGCGGAGCCATTCTTCAGTGGGGATACCCTTTTCGATGATGGAATTGCGGCTATCTTGCAGGGAGCCAAGTATTCTGCAAAAAAGCTAACTCCCGGCGCGACAGCGGGCGCAGCGGGCGCAGCGACTATGACGCCCAGCGAAAGCGACGCGGGTGGGGTTAAGCGCGCAGTAGAAGCTTTCGCCGATGCTATGCTAGACAAGCGCCAGCTCATACCAAAGAAAAAAGGTGACGGTGAAAACCTCCGTGCCTTGCGCCAAATCAATGAGGCTTCCGAATTGGAAGGCTGGCCACCAACTATTAAGAACACCGCTCAGAACCTCGCCATTGAAGGTAACATGAGCACCGAGTTAATCGCATCCATAGCACGTACGATGAAGGAACTGCCTAATGAGTAGCAAAGCTGGCCAAGTTGCCGCCGCCGAAATACGTGCAGCCAAGAAGTGGTTGGAGCGAAGGAAAATAAATCCTACCGAGTTGTCGCCTAGAAAGTTTGCAATGGCGGCAAAAAAGTTGGATAAAGGGTTTAAGGAAACACTCTCAATCCTAGCTGGTCAGCAGACGGGAGGCCAAGTGTGACTAAGAAAGGAGAATCACGATGTTCCAACGTTTTCAAAAACTCAAGACCCTATTTGAAGACGAGTTAGCCGAACGTTCTTTTACTGTGTGTCAGGGAACCCCAGAAGACTTTTCTAAATATCAGAGAGTCGTTGGGGAGATTCAAAGTTTAAGATCGTGTATCGAAGAGTTAGAAACCGCACTGAAGGAAGCAGAATATGAAGAGTAAACTACCCGTACCGAAAGGTTGGAAGATCCTTATTCAAAAGGTGAAGCCAAAAGAAAAAACTGCAGGAGGTATCTTTTTACCAGATCAGGCAAAAGACGCTGAAAGCTATCTATCTATCTGCGCCAAGATTGTTGCTATCGGACCTATGGCGTGGTGCGACCGTGTTTCAGGAGAACCCTGGACCGGAGGCCCTTGGGCCAAAGCGGGGGATTGGGCTATCGTACCTAAGTTCACGCAGTTTAAAATGGAGATTGACGGAGAAGAGTACCGCTTCATTAATGATGATGAAATCATCGCAACCGTAGACGAGCCTAGCATCATCAAAGTCTACACGTAACGCGACGTAATCGCGATCAAGGAGAACGATCATGGCCCTTAAAGAATGGGACCCAGAAGAAGCTACCGTTGAGTCACTAGAAGAAGAGTTAAAGTCTACAGGCCTTTCCGAGGAACCTGCAGCCAATACCAAACCAGAAATGCTCCCGGAACCAGAAAGTTTTTTGGAAGTCGTCGAAGAAGAAGAAGAAGACGAAGAACCCGAGATCGTTGCAGAAGAAGAAGATGATGAGGAAGAACCGGAGGCTAAAAAGGCTCCACGTCGTGATCGTCGGATTGATCAGCTAACGGCACAGAGACGCGAAGCTGAGCGCGAAGCAGCGGAAGCCAAGTCGCAACTCGCGGCACTCAACTCCCGTATGATGACTCTGGAAGGTAACCGTCAAGCAACCCAAGTGGATAATTTCCGCAAGGCTTACGATGAAAATAAAGCCGCCTTGCGCCGTGCAACCGAGGATGGTGATACGGATACACAGGTGGAGCTTACAGAGAAGTTGGCTGATATGCGCGCAAGTGCCCGTATCATGGATATGCAGAACGCCCAAAAGGCAGAAGCAGCCGCAGCCGCCCCACAGCAACAGCCACAACAAGAAGAAGTTGCGGCACCCCCACAAGAAGCGATGCGGTGGTGGAACCAGAATCGCTGGTTTAACTCACCCGGTAACGAAGCAGAAACTGCCGCCGCTCGTGTATATGACGAGCAGTTGGACAAGGAAGGGTACGACAAAGACTCTCCCGAATACTACGAGGAACTTAATAGTCGTTTACAAAAGAAGTTCCCCACGTTAAACTCGAATCAAGCGACTAAAGGAACGCGACGCAAGTCACCAACTGCTCCGACCAAAGGGCAAGGTACTCGCAAAGCTAAATCCGCTGGCCGCTTATCATTTACCCGAGGAGAACTCGACGTGGCTAAATCGTTAGGACTAACAACCCCCGCAGAATTGAAAGAGTACCGCAAGGAACTTGATCTGAACAATGGAGGCAAATAACATGTCACGTAGATCTACTCGAGCATCTGAAGACCGTCATCCTTCTCGCGAGGAAGAGACTCGCGCCGAGGTTTGGGAACCAGCCGCAGTTTTAGAAGCTCCGCCACCGCGCGAAGGTTTTAGACAACGCTGGATTTCTACCCAGATTCATGGGCAAGAAGTCCCACACCATGTCATACGGCGTTTCCGAGAAGGTTGGGTTCCTCGTCCGGCCGACACAGTGCCAGACGATTTTCCAGTTCCAACTATACAGCACGGGACACACGAAGGTTCCATCGGCGTAGAAGGTATGCTTCTTTGTGAGCTACCTGAAGCCAAGGCCGTCGCTCGTGCTAAATACTTTGGGAAAAAGACTGGGGATCTCAACCGTTTTGTGGAACAAAGTTTGAGTAAGACTGAAAAGGATGGAGGAGAACCCATCGAACGAGAGTTCAATTCAACTGTAACCCGTGGTCGTCCAGCTCCCGTAGCGGACGATGACTAATTAGGAGGCCTTAAATGGCTAATACTGACGCCCCTCGGGGTTTATGGCCTGTCCGTCATTTGACGGGTGGTTCAATTCGACAGTCGGAGTATCCTATCACTTCAGGTTATAGCACCGGGATCTTCTACGGAGACCTTGTTAAGCTAGTTGCAGCAGGTACAATTGAGGCAGCAGCGGCAGGTAATCGTATCCTAGGTGTTTTCCGTGGTGTGGAATACACAGCAGCAGACGGCAGCGTAGTATTTTCTAAATACTGGCCTGCGAGTACTGTCGCAACCGACATTAAAGCTATGGTTATCGATGATCCAAACGTGGTCTTCGGTGCACAATCCTCTGGCTCCACAGTCGCTGCGGATGTTGGCAATCTTGGTGACGGTGTCGCCGGGGCTGGTAGCACAAGCACTGGCATATCGGCCCATGAAATTAACGGTACGACTAGCACTGGCGTCGCAGGTATGCGCGTCATCGGCAAAATCGACGCACCGGATAATGACTGGGGCACTAACGTCAATCTCGAAGTAGTCATCTACGAACATGAGCTGAATCAGCACATCGACGCAGACGGCACTCCGGGCGTATAAGGGAACCTGAAATATGGCTATGAATCGCGCAACCTTCGCGAAACAGCTCGAGCCGGGACTTAACGCCCTTTTCGGTCTGACATATAAGCGCTTCGATGAGCAATGGCGTAAAGTCTTCGAGTACAACACTTCCGAGAAAGCTTTCGAAGAAGATGTACTCATGGATGGCTTTGGTGCTGCTCCGGACAAGTCGGAAGGCCAGAGCGTCAGCTACGATGACGCAACGGAACAGTGGACCGCACGTTACAACCATGATACGGTTGCACTTGCTTTCCGCCTGACTGAAGAAGCTGAAGAGGACAACCTCTACGGTGCACTGTCCAAGAAGTACATCCCAGCCCTTGCACGTTCCATGGTTCACTCCAAGGAAATCAAAGGCGCAAACATCCTTAACCGGGCCTTCAATGCCTCGTATGCTGGTGGCGACGGTGTGGAGCTTTGCTCTACAGCACACCCAACGAGCCAAGCGGGTAACTTTGCTAACGAACTGGCGACCTCTGCTGACTTGTCAGAAACGTCTCTGGAACAGGCTTGTATCGATATTGCAAACTTTGCTGACGATCGGGGTATTCCAATCGCCACTACTGGTCAAATGTTGATCATTCCACCTGCTCTATCGTTTGTAGCAGAACGCCTCCTGACGTCTAACCTTCGGGTTGGTACGGCAGACAATGACACCAACGCACTTAAGTCAATGGGTAAATTCCCAGACGGTTCGCATGTTATGCAGCGTCTGACTGATACTGACGCTTGGTTCATTAAAACCGATTGTCCAGATGGCCTGAAAATGTTCCAGCGCATTAAAATGCAACGGGGCATGGAAGGTGATTTCGACACTGGCGATGTTCGTTATAAAGCTCGCGAACGGTACAGCTTCGGCTGGACTGATCCTCGCGCTATCTACGGATCTCCAGGCGCGTAATTGATAGGGGGGCCAACGCCCCCCTATTTCTTTTCCGACAGCTTCAGCTGACTTAACCCAAGACGGAGAAAACACATGGGAACATCTACTTTTTCAGGACCAATTCAGTCCGGCACAATTCGCGAAGGCGCTTCAGCAAACGTAGGTCAAGTAGTCCTGCAACAAACTGCAGCAATCGCCTTCGGGCACACCGCCGCAGCATCCATCGGCATTATTCTTCCAGCGGGATCACACATCATTGACATCCTTGTGGACGTCGAAACAGCGTGGAACACTGGTACGGGTTCTGACCTGATGATTGGTGACAGTGTTGACCCGGACGAGTTTGCCGGTTCCACGACAGATGGTGACTTGCATGTTGCTGGTCAGCTTCGTATGTCCACTACAGCGGCACAGTCTACTTCTCGTAAAGACATCGGAACAGCTGATGTAGAGTTGTACGCAACAATCACTGCCGTAGGTGCGGCGGCTTCTGCTGGTGCAGCAACGATCACGGTTCTATACGCACAGGACTAAATCCCTGGCACCTGAGCTCACCCTCAGTGCATAATGCCCCGCCTTAGAAATAGGGCGGGGTTTTTATTTGCTATGTGACAGGAACCTGCCTACACTGCATCCAGTTTAATCGAACAGAGGATATAAACGATGAGTCGTCCAAAGACCATCACTCTTTCGCCAACTGCCTTAGATCGTAATGGTATTTCCGTTGCAGCTACTCTCGGCGGCGCAGGCAACCTCACTTTAGGTGGGGCGCTTGCATCAGGCGGCACAGTGACATTCACACAGGCACAGCATGTTTCTATATATGCAGCGGGTAACAACGCCGCCGTTACATTCACGGTAACAGGCACCGACCGTTACGGTACGGCCATGACGGAGGCCATTACAGGGCCAAACGCGACAACCGTTACAGGTTCAAAGAACTTTGCCACTATTAGCCAGATCGCGGCAGGCGGCGCAACTACAGGTGACGTAGAGGCCGGGGTTGACGGTACGTGCGAATCCCAGTGGTTTGTGCTCAATTACCGTGGCCATGATTTCAATGTAGGTTTTGGGTGCGAACTCACAGGTACCGCGACCTACGCGGTTCAGCACACATTTGACAACGTCCTCGCTTCTGGTTTTGTAGAGGACAGCGCCACGGTGTATACGAACACGACAGTTACTGGCGAAACAACTAATCAGGACGGCAACTATACAAACCCTCCTGTCGCTATTCGCCTCGCCATCACGGCGCATACTTCTGGCACGGTATCCATTAAAATCGTAGGTGGGGGTCTCAGCTAATGGCTATTTCCTCAACGGTTAAAGCTGCGAAAGCCTCTGCCGATGCAGTGTGTACTGAACGCCTTTGAGGATACGACAGTTCTTGAACCGGGTGAGACTGTGAGCCTCTGCGCCCAGACGACTACGGGAACCTCAACGCGGACTATCGGTGTGTTGAATATGAGAGAGGATCAATAGATGGCAAGTTCAGGGACATATACTTTTGATATTAACGTGCAGGAGTGCATCACGGAAGCGTACGAGCGCGCAGGTGTGGACGCGCAGATACTAACAGGGTATCAGGTCCGCGCCGCGCGCCGCAGCCTCAACCTGTTGTTTGCAGACTGGGCTACACGGGGCGTTAACTACTGGAAGACCGAGGAGACGACTCTAGCGCTTGTACAGGGTACACTTGTTTACGCCCTACCCACAGGCACCACAGATATTCTTAGTGCTGTCCTACGGCGCGCAGGGTCCGACACGGTACTGCAGCGCATAAGTCTTACAGACTATAACGTAAAGCCCAACAAGACAGACCAAGGCAAACCCACAGCGTTCTTCTTTGACCGCCAAATCACACCGCAGCTTTACCTCTGGCAAGTGCCCGAGAACAGCACAGACACTATCGTTTATTGGGTGTTGCGCCAAGTGGAAGATATTACAGCCAGCAATGAGTCTGCGGATGTACCTTACCGCTGGTATGAAGCGATGTGCTCAGGGCTGGCGTATAAACTGGCTACGAAGTCGCCTACGATTGATGTTAACCGAATCGCACTTTTGACAACGCAGATGGACGTAGCGTTTGACCATGTTGCGCAAGATGAAGCTGAACGGGCGTCCCTTTCAATTATACCAACTTCGGTGATCTAATGGCCAAGTTCGCATCCGGAAAATTCGCTAGAGAGAATTGCGACAGGTGCGGCTGGGAGTATTCTTATGGTCAGCTCCGGATGGAGTGGAACGGTCTAAAGACGTGCCCTACGTGCTGGGAGTCAAAGCACCCACAGCTGGAGCCGCGCAGCGTTTCTGATGCGACTGCCCTACGTGACCCTCGTCCAACAGAAGCTGTTGATGTAGTAAAAGTCAGGCCGACGGGTATCGTAGTGTACTCACGATTTATAACAGGAACTGAGAAGTCGCTCACAACAGGTGCGCAACCTAGCGGAGCCACGGGCACGGGTGCCGTCGGTACCTCCGTGGGGAGCGTGGTACTATTTCCTACGGGGGTTGCTTCAACAGGTGTGGTTCCTGCAGAGAATGCCCCTTTCTGGATATCGGGTTTATCTTCTACGGCCACTGTCGGCACAGCGGTTCCAGTCGCCATGGCCTTCGTCGGCGGCGCATCTTCTACAGGAGTTCTTTCCACTGGCACAATAGGCGAAGAGAACCTCAGTATAGCCAAACCCGTCAGTGGAGTATATGGTACAGGCCAAGTCGGTGACGTTGACGCCCTTCCTGGGTGGGGCGAAGGCGCTTGGGGACAAGGAGATTGGGGACAGTGAACTACACAACAATCCTATCAGATAGCCAGTCACAGTTCGAGGACGACAGCGCCGAGTTCCTTGCGGCTATCCCTCGTCTGGTTACAGCCGCAGAAAACCGTATATTCAAAGACGTGCCGAATCTACCGCCCTTCCGCACCACAGGCACCGGGTCCATGGTTACTGGAACGTCAACACTTACCAAGCCGACAGGGTGCCGCATGGTACGCCAAGTCAGCTACACGAACGGAAGTAGCGCCGAGGTATTTCTTGAGCGCCGCATAGACTCTTTCATCAAGGACTACTGGCCCACAGTCGCAACAACTGCAGCCCCCTTATTCTTTGCGGAAAATGATGATGACCTAATCCTTGTAGGGCCTACCCCAGACAGCACCTATGCGTATACGGTATACTATCTCCGCGTTCCTACAGGGCTCTCATCGAGCAATGAGACAACGGAGCTTGGCGATAAATACGAAAACGTGTTAGTCTATGGAACATATTGGGAATGCGCAAAGTTTCTAGTGGATACAGAAGCAGCCGCCGTTTGGGAAAAAGACTATAAAGAAGAGATAGCCAAACTGCAACAAGAGGTAGGTAGAATCTACCGCAACGAATACGGATCAGGAGTCTAACCGATGGCAATTACCCAAGCGCTCTGTACTTCCTTTAAATCAGAGCTATTCAACAAAGAACACGATATGGACACTGACACGTTCAAAATCGCGTTATACACAAGTTCGGCGACACTTAGCGCCGCGACTACAGCTTATTCAGCAACCAACGAAGTTTCCGGCACAGGATACACAGCTACAGGGGCAACCCTTACAGGTGGTGCAATCGCAACAAGCGGCGTTGTGGCTTATGTGGACTTCACAGACCCAAGCTGGACAACGTCCACGTTCACGGCACGGGGCGCGCTGATTTACAATACATCAGCAAGCAACAAGGCTGTCGCGGTTCTGGACTTTGGCGGCGACTTTACGGTGGCCGCAGGCACATTCACCATCGTGTTCCCTACAGCGGACGCGAGCAACGCCCTCATTCGACTGGAGTAAATTATGGCCTCAACAGCTTCCGACCTCATCAAGTTTGAAAAACAAGCCACGGGTGAAAACTCGGCGACTTGGGGGACCAAAGCCAACGTAGCTCTGAGCCGAATTGAAGAAGCCGTTGCGGGTATGACTACGATCACACTCGCGGGTGCAGACTACACTTTGGACGACACGCAGTATTTGGAAAACTCCACCACAACTGCAGAGTCGCACCTTGCCATAATCAAGGCTTCTGGTACTCCCGGTGCAACACGTCAAATTATCGTACCTCTTCGCACCAAGATGTACACGGTTTGGAACGCGACTACAGACGCGAGCGACCTAACGGTTGGCGGTTCTTCTGGCACAACGGTCACTATTATTAACGGGGCCGTAGCTACGGTCATGTGTGATGGGACCAATGTCGTATTCGCAGGTGCTCAGCATACCGCTGGCGTCGTAGACATCGTAGCGGGGGGCACAGGTGCCACAACTGCAGCGCTCGCCTTTACGGCTCTTAAACAGGCGGCTACCACATCGGCTACAGGTGTTCTGGAAATTGCCACGGACGCCGAAGTTGTAACGGGTACGGCCACAGACCGTATATCAACTCCCGCTAGTATCTCCGCTCAGTACAGTCCTATCGCTCGTGTCATACAGGCACAGACAGGGACCACGTACACGCTGGTACTAGGTGACGCAGGTGATCTGGTTACGATGAGCAACGCAAGCGCGAACACTCTGACCATCCCGCCTAACAGCTCCGTTGCATTCGCCACAGGCACACAGATTGATATCTACAACTTAGGCGCGGGCATCACGTCTGTCACAGGTGGTACAGGTGTAACACTCAACGGCGTGTCGACAGGCACAGGGGCGCTCAACGCGCAGTATGCAGCGGTCACAATTATCAAAGTCGCAACCGATACATGGTTGATGACGGGTGGCCACGGGGCGGTGGCCTAATGAGCCGCTTTGCACTAGGCGTCATTAGCGGCGCGACAGCCGCACTCCTACTTAAGCAATCGGCGTTGTTTAATGGTGCAGCAAAGACAGTTCGTACGCTGAGTGGTGCAGGTAATCGCAAGACTTGGACATATAGTGCGTGGTTAAAACCTACAGAGGATGCAAGTGTATTTTTCCAAAGCGGAGGATCTACTGACTATACTCAGTTACTATTTGCATTTGGTAAACTGTTTTTACAGGTAGCCACATCATCGACCACGTTGTCTAATGTAGCCACCATTGCATCTTTTGTTGATTACTCAAGCTGGTATCATGTGGTTTACAGTGTTGATACAACATTAGCTACCGCCGCTGACCGTGTAAAAATATACGTGAATGGCTCACGTGCTGACCTAAACATTACAACCCAGATTGGGGTAAACGTTGATACTTGGATTAATTCAACTAGCATTCATAGAGTGTCTTCTCACTACTCCGGGGCAGATTATGAAGGAAGAATGGCGCGTGTTGAACTAATCGATGGTGCTGCACTTTCAGCCAGTGACTTTGGTGAGACTGATGACGATGGCTTCTGGAACCCTAAAGTGTACTCAGGTTCTTATGGCGATGAAGGTGTGCTTCTTGAATTTGCAACTAACACCGATTACGGAAGCGATACATCAGGCAATAGCAATGACTATACAGATAGTGGCTTCGCTACAACTGACCAATCAGACGACGTTCCGACGAACGATGCTGATAATAACAATGGTAATTTTATTACATTTGATCCCAACAAAGCACAAGCTCAAGTATTGCTAACAGAAGGTAATTTGAATGTAGATGCGAGTGATGGCACTCCTGCTGGCAATAGCGTCGCGACAACCTTCACTCCACAATCTGGGAAGTGGTACTTCGAAGGGCCATGTGTTGCAGATGCAGGTGCAGGTGTTCTCGATGAGGGTACTACAGCGTTTATGAGTTTAGTGAATAACTCCACAAGCGGTCATGTTGCGGGTGAGTATGAAAACACGGGTAGTTGGCGGGATCGTGAGGGCGGTACTGTAACTTCCCACACCACGCCTACTACGGTGGACCCGACAAATGACCGTGCAATTTTCGCAGTCGACCTAACAAACAATTTGTTTTGGACAGGTTACTACGACGATAGCACTTCAACTTCGCAATGGTGTGATGCCGCAACAGGTTTCACAGGTGATCCAGCCGCAGGAACAAACGGAATTACAATTCCGTCTGTAGGTATGCGTACAATCTTTGCTTATGCAAGAACAGCAGATGGCCTTTATAATTTTGGTGCAACAGCTTTTTCTGGCACACCGCCGACAGACTTCTTAGCTATCAATACAGCAAACCTACCAGCAAGCCACCCTCTCTACACTGGGACAATCGCACAATATAGGGCTGGTGTGCAGGTCCAATCAGACGCGCTTGGTAGTAATTCACTAGGCAATACTGACCAGTCAATGCGCGTGGTAATCCCTGCGAGTGCTATAGTGGATCATGATACAAAATATATTCGCCTAAAACTTAAAGCGGCATCCTCAGAAGCGTTCAATACATCTCATTTGTACTTCGGGACAAACGATGCAGGTGGTTCTAATGCATGGGACTTTGCTGGTGATCAAGTGCAAGTAAAGGTCAACGGTTCTGGTACGATTAGCGTTCCCGCCGGAGGTTCTATTTGGTCTGATTGGTTCGCTTTTGTTGCCAATGGGACAGACCCGCTACTTGCCGCATGGCTGTTCGCTTCATCAGGCGCTGGAACAGGTTATGCAGCGACAACAGGCCATACCCGATATTACAAAACTTCATCCACCTCATCTACTGATGCATCTGCCACATCCCCATCAGGGTTCACTGCACAGAGTAACTATTTCATGTTAATTGAAGCAATAGAGGTTCAATAAATGGCTGATGCCCAGCCCGCTAGACGATCAGGAGATGGCCACATATGGGCCGCTATAGAAGACCTTCGATTAGGCCAAGCGGTCCGAGAAGAGAAGATGGACGGCTTTGTTGAATATCAACGGGAGCGAAACACCGAACTTCTCGCTGCAGTTAAAGATACGAACCTTGAACTTAGTAAAATGCGCGCAGAAGCGGCCAAGCATAACCAGAAAGAAGATATGCTCAACGCGTCCTTCTTCAAGAAAGGTGTGTGGTTTCTAGGCGCAGTCATCGTGGCTCTTTCCGGGTATATATGGGAACATAAAAACTAATAGGGTAAGGAGAGCTAGGTATGGAAATGATTGGTGACTTAAAAGCGGTATGGCCTTTTATCATGGCGGTGCTGGCGTTGGTGGTTTGGCTGGTGAGGCTAGAGTCTGTGTCAAAACAGAACTCAGAGCAAACGAAAGAGAACAAGAAAGCCGCCATAGCCGCTTTCGAAAAGATTGACGCTCTCAACGAGGCGCTACCAGTTATGCAAAGTAAGATCTCCGTATTCGGTTCGATGCTGAAACCGGACAAGCTCGCCGAGCATCATTCGTCTACGGCTAAATTCCAAGCAGAAACAGAGAAAGACATTGAACGTCTTATGGACGCAGCAAAAAAATCAGGAGTTATCTAATGCTCACACTTTTAGGTTCACTACTCGGCTTCGGCACCAGCTTCTTACCAAAGGTCATGAACTTCTTTAAGGAGAAGCGCGACCAAGCTCACGAATTAAACATGATGGACAAGCAGCTTGAACAGCAAATCAAGATGGGCGCTCAGCGAATTGAAATGTCCCACGTTGACGCAGATATACGTGAGAGCGAGGCGCTGCTAAAGCATGACGCGGCGATCACCAAGAAAGCGGACCAGTGGGTT